TGTAGAACCCGCAGTATACCCAATACCTTTACTTGATACAGTAATACTAGTAACAATGTTTGTGCTTAGGTCAACAGTAGCGAATGCAGTTGCACCAACTCCGTCTCCTGTAATAACAACGTCGGGAGGACCAAAGTATGCACTACCACCGAATGTAACAATAATACTCTCGATCTTTCCGTTTAGGATTGATGGATACGCAACAGCACCGCTTCCACTGATCAGATTGATAGTTGGTTCGTAACTATACTGCGATCCTGCATTTACTATGTTGATACTGTCTACAGGACCTCGACATACTGCAACAGCAGTTGCACCTGTTCCTCCACCACCAGAGATTGATATAGTAGGAACGCTTGTATATCCCGCACCTCCATTGACAATAGTAATACCAGTTACGGTTCCTTCCGTAATTTGTGCGGTAGCAAACGCTTGGTTTCCGCTTGTTGCTCCTCCACCTACAATAGAAACGATTGGTTGAGTCGTATATCCGCTTCCTCCGTTAGTAACGTTGATAGAAGTTACAGAACCTGTAATAACAACTCCTGCAGTTGCGGAGGTTCCTTCATATAACCAATCAACAGTTCCTACAGTTGAGTTCCCTGCTGTATGGACTGGATATGCTGTTGCGGAAGATTTACCAGCATTCAGTGCTTGATATCTGTTTCCGTTGTATGTGACTCTAGTTAATCCTGCATATGTGGTATCTAACTTATATTCTGGTTCAAACTCTACAGTTGGTGGGTTTGTGATGTCATATCCTGATCCACCGTTAATTCTTTCAATAGATTTGATACCACCATACTTTTTCTTAGTTTCAGACTTATATGAGAATAGTGGGACTCCATTTGCTCCAATACCGATCTGACCGATTGGTGTAGAGGTTTTCTGGGATTTAATACTTGGTGTAAGAGGAATACGCTTCAAATACCTTTGGTTGCCAGGATCTAGATCTGTAGCAGCAAAAGGACCTATCTTATGAGTCGGTATACCTGTACTTGCGATTATTGCGTCTGTAGATGACTTATATGTGTTTTGAACGTCTCCAGTAGTTCCTGATATTGCAATATTGATAGAATTGTCATCAGAAGATCCAAATGCAAATTCTCTAGCAATATAGAACTCAAATCCTGATATAGGTTGTGCAGGACGTGTTGAGAAGATAAACTCAAATGTAAACTCGTCAACAATACCAACAACGGTGTGACTATTGTTGTAAATGTCTTCTGGAGCGTTTAGAATCCTAACTGAGTCATCTCTGACCAATCTATGCTTCTCTTTGGTCGTTACGGTGCATCTAACCGATCCATCGCTTGCAGTCGCTCCTAGAGTCGCTGAGTCACCTCTGAGAGCACGTCTAACATTATATACAAAACTATCCCAGATAGGATCAATGCTATCAAAGCCAGGTGCAGCGGGTGTAGTGACTTTTGAGTCTGGTAGATAGAATTTACCACCACTATTAAGTATAACTCCTCTAGTTCCACCAAATATCTTTAATTGTATCTCTGAACCATCAACATTGGAGTTACCATAGATTTTAAACGCAGCAAACGTTTCTTGCCCTGCATCGTGTGCTACATTACTTGTATTTTCTCTTGCACGGTTACATCCTATGAATTGTGTAACTGTTTTGTCGGTATAACTGATTATTTCATCTTCTATCCTAAATCTACCATTTGTCTCTGGCCATCCAAGTGTAGAATCGACTGTTACAACATTATCTGTTAAGTTTGCACCTAAATCTTCTGCTAGAACAGTTTTATACGGAGTTACGAACGTTCCGAGTGCATTATTGGTATCTACGTCTATTTCATAAATTATTCCGTTCTCTGTAAAGACTTCTACGACACCTTTTACGTAAATTCTTGCTGCATCAACATTTGGGTCGTTTGCATCTGCTTCTTGATACAAAACTTCTCCAACAAGTTCAGTTGGGTTGCCAGAAACCGCAACTGCACGGATTACTTCTCTAGAAGTGTAGTATGCATCCGATGGTTTGAATATTCTGTCTCTTGGATAAGAAACTTCCGACTCAACTCCAAAAAGTGACCTTAAGACAAACTGGAATGACCTACTTGTTCCCTTTGAAGCGTAAAAGTCCTTGATTCTCTTAATTATAGTGCTTTCAGTTACACCAGTTGCAAAATTCTTTGGATATGTTGATAAAAACTGTTCTTTGAACTTCCCAAGCATGTATAGTGGGAAAATATTGTTCAAGTTAACAACTTCTGTGCCTAAAGTATGTGTAGCAGCAGTTGTAGACTCAAATTTATACTCAGATTGCAATCCAACCGCTTTTACAGCGTTAAATCCTCTTGCACAAGTCTGAAATAGTGTTGCACCCTTACTTTGGTAGTAAACTATCTCATCTTCGATTAATAATAGACCTTCACTAGGAAAATCTCGTGTAGATTGAACGTCAACCGTTGTAGAAGTGGTTGAAAGTGTGGAAATTAGTGTTGTAGTGGTAACTAAGTCTCCATAATTGTCAATATTGTAATAATCCGACCAGTTTTGGATAATGTCAATACAATATCCCTTTAATTCTTGTGACTTATAGTATTCTTTGACAAAATCAATGAACGTAGGAAACTGTTCCCTTATAAAAGAAGGAAACTGTCCTGTTATACTAGTTGATATTTTGGATCTGGACTCTGCACTGACTTCAGACGGTACTGGTGGTTGTGATACCGTCGTAGTAGGTGTTGTCCACGAGCCAACTCTCCAAGAACTATTGGTCATATTGCTTAATAGCTAGATTCTGGAATTACTCCTGTTCCAGATAGATTAGAACCGCTACTGATAGTATCTTCTACTACAGTAATGACTGAGTTATCTATACCCATAGTAATGTAAGTTTCTCTGAGAGAAACAAGGTCATTAGACTTAGGTACGGCATTTATTTGTAATGTATTGTTTGCTACGTTCGTAGACTGTATAATCAAGTCGTTAATTGTAACTTCACCCATATCATAATCTACAGAACCCCACAATCCGTCAATATATTCAAACTCACCAGTTCCTTTAACATAGTAAAGTCTCAATGTCTTATTACCATCATCATTTAGATAGTAAGTATTGTCATCATCACCTACAATCTTGAATCCACTAGATCCAATAGAAGGATTTGTGGTAGTTTGTTGATTAATTCTGTTACCATAACAAATTTTATAGTTAACACGAGTGTTGAGATCGACTGTAATGTTCTTTCTCATGGTCACACGTGTAATATTAGACGTAACTGATCGTTCTGAATCATCAATTATGTTCTGTATCTTAGAATACTTGAACTTCCCACCAAATTTGTTAAACTCTGCACTAGAATTAAGTGCAGTTAGTGTAGTAATCACTAAGTTTTTAACTTCTGCTGGTGTTCTGCGTGTAATATTTGGATTATAATATACAAAACTGACCAAATCTATGTAAAGAATGGACGGATCAATGATTGTAGGTTGAATTGCAGCAATAGAATACTCTCTAAGTTTCTTTAAAACAGAGTTTTTCTCAGAAAGTGATAGTTTATCAGCATTTTTTGGTTTGATTGCCAAAAATACCTTGCCATATTCGGGAGGTTCCGCTTCTTCTCCACCATAACATGCTATAGATGACACGTTTGGATAGATTTGGGGTATGATTGCTTCATAATCCCGTGTCGAAACTGCTCTTCCGAACGCAGAATAGAACTTTGGAGCTGAAAATTTGATTGCTTCCGTAGATTCTGGTTCTGCTCCACCGTCAGGATATGAAACTGCGGTGATTGTGATGCCAGAAGTGATAGCATTACCTAAATTATCACGGAATGTTCCAATATTTTCAAATACCTTCAGTCCATTTGCTCCAATTCCTGCTGACGTTGTGTATTTTACAGTTATAACATCACCATTTGTAAGTGCTTTACCTATAACATCGTCACCAAATAGTATTTCTGGTATCTGATACTCACTTTCTTCTAGGAAGAACACCTTAGAAGTAGAATCAATCTTAGTAATGTCAGTAGCTTGTAGGTATTTCTCTGTAACTGTTCCAGAAGTTACCTCGATGATCATGCTAGATGTATCAACTCTGTCATTAGTAAGTATGAATCTCTGTCTTTCTGATGTATCTTTTACAAAAGTGTCAGTTAAATATAATCCTTCGTATAAAACTTGGTTAGAAAATGTAGCAATACCTGTTAAACTATCTACAGATTGTGAAACGTCAGTAGGAATAGAGAATACAAAGTTGTTATTATCCAATCCTGTAAAGTTTAGAACCAATCCTGCACCAATTGTAACTGATTGTGGGTATGGAAACGCAGTCTGAACTGCAATATTAACTGTAGTACGTGCAGATTTAGCAGATGAAGGTGTGTAACCAATCATCCTAGCAAGTTTTACAACGTTTTCTCGTAAAACTGCCGTCTCTAGGAACCCTTCGTTAACTGCAAGGTTCGCATTTACACTTGTATAGTAAGTATTGTATGCTAATGTGTCAATAAGGACAGTCAAAGACGATCCCTCAAAGTCGTAATCGCTAAATTGCGACTGTGATTTCAAATACTCTTTGATTTGTGCCTTGATCTCGTTGAATTCAAGGGCATTAACTTGATTAAATGCCATTATGGTTTAAAGATTACACTAACATCATCAAATTTAGGTTGTATTCCTAATATCAGATAGTTGATCTGACAACTCAGTTCATTTTGATCTGGTTCAAAGTCTACATCCACAGTTACAGCAGTAACTCTAGGTTCATATATTTCAACAGACTGCTGTATTCTATTCTTGACCTCTAATTCCATTGTAGGTGTAGAGTTTTCAAACAATAGACCAATTATGTTCCCTCCAAAGAAAGGATTAAATGGTTTTTCATAAAAATTGTATAGAACAATATTCTTAACTGACTCTTTAATTGCAGTTTCGTTCTTCAATGCCAATATATCGTTGGTCACTGCATTTTTTTCAAATGTTAAAGAGAAATCCTTAAAAGATTTCGATGTCAAAGACATGTTAAGAGTATACTATCCTTCAATAAGTTATTTATACTCGTTTTTTAGGTTTTCTGTCAGAACGTGGGTCTGTGATTAGATATCTGCAGTATTCGTTTCCATTGTCATAGAAATCGTCTGACATATCTACAGGAATGTTAGCATTCCTTCCACCATCTTTGATTCTTTTAGCCTTGCCCACGATACCTCTTCTTTGCTTTGTTTCTTGATGTAGCACTATACTTCGTGTGCTTTCCACGACCCTGTGCTGTCTTCTTTGGTTTCATTTCAACGGAAGGAACTCCGTTATTAAATCTTGTTGCCATAATTTATCCTGCAAAAACGTTTGGTGATCCTGCTGCAACAGATGTGCAACCTGA